CTTGAAAAGATAAAAACTTTTCTTGGCAAGGTCCGTGGTCCGCGAGGCGTGCGCCGTACGGTTGTAGCGGAGGGCACTATTTGGCGCTGCACGCAATGCCATCTTATTTTTTTGCACAAAAAAGAAGGGGAGCGGCATCCTTGCGTGGAGGCACAGTCTAAATGAATTGTCCTGAATGTGGAGCGTGGTCCGTGATCCTTGAGACGCGGTCGAGTACAGCTAGATATAGAAGAAGGAGGGAGTGTGGAAATGGTCACAAATTTACAACAGAAGAAATCGTCGTCTCACAAGAGCAGATCAAAACGGAAAGATCAGACCGTTTCAGTGTTGTTAGAGAGAAACGAGTGGAATCCGTTCGAGCGGGTAGACCCAAAAGTGTTGGAAATGCTTCATAGAAAGCATGAGAAGGATGCCGAGAAGGCAAGGAAGTACTATTTATTAACCAAGGAAACAGAGGACGCACCTATATGAGAGCACAGAGCAGTAAGTCAAAGAAGTTCATGAAGTACATCAGTTTGCATCCGGATGCAAACGTGAAAGAGTTGGCCGCAAAAATGGGCATCACTTCATCGTTGGGGTATCAGTTGCGCAAGAAAGTGCTGGACAATGATGAGGGCTTTGCGCCCCCTGAGATGGTTCCCATGCCTGCCTGGTCGTCTAACGTGGACAGGACGTTGGATGCGCGGGCCGAGAACTACGGTAAGTTTAAAGATGGCGCGGAGCTGATGCAGGCGATCAAGCGCAGGATGGCGGACCATGCTGCAAAGCATGACAAGACCTTTGCTGATGACCAGTGGGAAGCGTTGGAGATGATCGTGCACAAGATTGGGCGCATCGTCAATGGAAACCCTGATGTTGTCGATCACTGGGTTGACATTGCGGGGTACGCTACTTTGATCGCTGACCGTTTAGACGGAAACCCTAGATAACTATTTTGCCTCTCCCCAGCTCGGTCCGACTTCTACGTCGCAACGACTGGGGACTTCTAAGCGCACAGCATTGGCCATGATCTCGGCAGCAGCCTGTGCTTGCTCTTTATTTTGAACACTTAGCGCCAGCTCATCATGCACTTGCAGGATAGGGTCAAATCCGGCCTTGGCGAGCGCCACCATAGCCGCTTTGGTCTGGTCCGCGGCTGACCCCTGGATAAGCCTGTTCAGTCCCTTGTAGGTGCCCGAACGCTTGATCCTGACACCGTATTCAATGACTGCCTGTTCACGCGGAAGCGCTTTGTTTACGCCCCACTCAGTTGGTTCCCACAGGGGGAAGCGGCATTTGCGCCCGAGCAGGGTTCGGATAGACCCGCCGGATGCGGGGTGTTCAATCCGCTGCATGACCGCGTTCACCGTGCCTTTAAGGAACGGCACTTTGGTGTGGAATGTGTTGATCAGCTCGGAGGATTCTTCCGCAGACAAGTCCAGCTCACCGCCCAGCTTGCCCTTACCCATGCCGTACATCAAGCCAAGGCCAATGGTCTTGGCGGCTTTGCGGTTAATACCTGCCATGTCGGCCACCATTTGGTGAAAGTCGGTGTTGGGATCGTTGTTGTACGCGTCCACCATCTTGTTCGCACCGGGCAAGTCCAAAAGATGGGCGTAATGCACCAAGAGCCGCGGTTCTTGGGAACTGAAGTCGTTGGAAGCCCACAATTCGCCCTCCTCGGGCAGGAAGAGGGATCGCACCATTGGGCCAATGATTTCGTGGCGGGCGGGGACTTGTTGTAGGTTTGGGTTGGCCATGGACAGCCGTCCTGTCACCGTGCCACCGTCTTCATTGCGCATTTGGTTCACATGCGGATGAATCCTGCCGGTCTTGGCGCTGAAGTCTAAGTAAGGTTGAAGAAAAGTGCCGTGGGTCTTGTTGACTTCACGGGCCTCTACGATCAACTTAGCCACAGGATGTTCACAGGTCTCTAAGAATCCCTTGGTGAAGCTGGGAAGTCCGTTTTCTGTTTTGCCATAAGCCACGCCGAGCTTGTCAAAGGCTACGGCAATGGATTGGGCAGCCCAGATATCCACACCGGACCCACAGGCAGACTTTAACTCTTGGTAGATTGCTTTCTCGCGCTTTCGCAGCCGGTCAATCAACTGTTCGGCCTTGGTTCGGTCAAAGCGGATACCGCGCTGGGTCATGTTCATCAGCACGGGGAAGACTTCGGTCTCGAGATCGAAGATTGATTCAACTTCCTCTTGACGCATTTTTATCTTGAAGTGTTGCCACAGCTTTAAGGTCAGTGCCGCGTCCTGCTCGGCGTATTCTCCAACGTACATGGCGGGAAGCTTCCACAGCTCTTTCTTGGGATGCACGCCAAAATCAGCGGCGGCTTGCTTTAATGCCGCTTCGGACTTGACCTCTTTGAGGTAATCAAATCCAAGAGAATTCAGAGAGTAATTGAATCTGTTCTCATCTATCAGGGGCGCGGCGAGCATGGTGTCGCAAATCCTGCCGTTGACGGTAAATCCGCTGGCCCTGAGCCACCCACAGTCGTAGGCGGCGTTGTGCATGATCTTGTCGGCAGGCGTGGCAAGAACGTCTTTTACCCAGCGTTCAACAAGGCGTTTATCAAGATTGCCACCACCACCGTGAGCAATAGGAAAGTATCCGCTCCAACCGTCCACAGCCACAGCGTAGCCAGCAATGAAACCGTCATTACGGGGCCATCCTGGCCCAAAAGATTCCATATGCGGGTCAGAAGTTTCAAGATCAATTGCAATCTCCTTGGCGGTAGATAAATTGGGAAAGATTTCCGGGGGCACCCACTCAGTAATTGTCGGGAACATGGGTATGGTTTTCACAGGCGAAATCCTTTTTCTGTGTGTTTTGGCAACACTAAATGCAAAGACTGTTTGGCGCGGGTAACCCCGACATAGAACAAGCGGTGTACGTTGTCCGCGTTGCTTGCATATTCTTTGGCAAACTTTGGTGAAAGATCCATCATCAGCATGACATTGTCGGCCTCGCCGCCTTTAGCTCCGTGGATTGTGGACACGCGCACCTTTGGCGCTTGGGACAGCTTCACGCCCCGGCGCAGCAAGGAGATCAGATACTCTTTCTTGTCGTCGGCAATCTTGGTAAGAACTTCATGCCACACGGCATCGGTTTGGAGGCCATGCTTTTCTTTCAGCTCATCCATTGTGTACAGGCCATTGATGTCGCCGGTTTTAAACGTCTTGTAGCCACGGGCCACGGCGCTGGTATCTAGATACCGGTAGACCGTTTGGACGCTGTTGTAGCCCAGTGCTTTGCCCCTGCGCAGGCGTTCCCAATCCACCACGGCTTGGGCGATTTGTGGGGAGAGGCTTGGCACGCCGTTGCGCTCAAAGAGTACGCCGATAGATTTAAGCCATTCATGGACGGGGTTGAGCATGTAGTTGGTACTGGCCATGATGAGCCACTGCCCGCTTTCAACGGGCACGTCCTCAAAGCGCTGGTAGGTTTTGACGAGGCCTTCAAACTCGCGGGATTCCCATTCCTTCGGTTGGCGCTCGCGGATGCGGCGCACGATGTTGTTGGCCAAGGTGTGTACCTTGGCAGGGACGCGGTAGGACTGGTTCAGGATGGTGACGCTACCTTCAAAGGCAAGAAAGCTTTTCACGTCCGCACCGGCGAAGAAGAAAATAGCTTGATCGTCGTCACCGGCAAGAAATGTACGCTTGGAGCGTAGGGTCAGTGCTTCGACCATCATCCATTGCAAGCGGGAAAGATCCTGTGCTTCGTCCACGATCACCACTTCCAGCATGGGTAGGCGCTCGGGTTCGTTGACGATTCTTTCCAACAAGTCGGTGAAGTCCAGCAGATTTTTGCTACGTTTGTAGTGACGGTAGGTCCGATCTACAAACTCAAAATGGTGCCATTCAATGTCTAGGCCGCACTTGTTGTAGTGGGTTTTAAGGTCCTCGCCCTTGATGCGGGCAATGTTGATCTCGTTCAGGATTGGGTTGTCGGGCCTAACCAGATCTACCTCGATGTCATGCGACAAGTTCAGCTCAATCCCTGCTTGGGCGGCAAACTCCCGGAAGTGTTCGGCCTGCATGATGTCCTCGGACCGTATGCCAAGGCACTGAAACGCCAAGCTATGCAACGTCCTGAAGTAAGGGAAGTCGGTCTTGGCGTTGAGCTGGGGGAACTTGGTGATAGCCCGGTCACGCGCTTCGTTGGCAGCCTTTCGGGTGAAAGAAAAGTAACCAATCTTTGTAGAGGAAACATCCGCTTCCAATTCCTTGTCCACCACGTTGAGCAAGTAGGTTGTTTTGCCGCAACCTGGTGGGCCAAAGATCTTGTGGATGTCAGTCATCCAATTCACCGTCCCACATGTCGTCTGGCCAAACCAGCACGGGGGTGTGTTCTCCTACGTAGGCACCTTCAATGTTGTACTCAATAAATTCCCGCGCTTCTTCGGCGGTCATACCGTCCGCCATCAGGTTGTTTCTGATCTTTTCAGCATCGTAAACAAGCACTGAAGCGTGGGACTGGTCTCGCCAAATAAATGCGGGGCCAATGATTGCGTTATCGTGTCCATCGATCTTCATGTATCTCAAAATGGGCTCCCTTCGGTGCGGGTGGTTTGGGTTTGGAATGGAGCATCTTGCTTTTCAAAGCTGGGTATGCGCCAGCAACGAGTAGCACGGCCTTTAAGAAACAACGGGATCGGCTCGCCACTCATGTCCCGTAGGCGTTGCGCCATCTTAGGGGCTGTGAGACCAACGAAGTTGTTGCGCTTTAAGTGGCCTTCTAAATCCTTCATGCGAAAGTAGGTCTTGGCTTCATCTTCTTCGCGCCATGGTCGGCCCATAAGAATTTCATCGCGGTCCATGGCCTGTTGCATGTGGGTCGTGAATTCTTCGAGCAGGTCCATGAAACGTCCAGTGAGACTGGTGTCCTCACTTGCCTCTGCAATCTGTTCTGTCTCTACCATCTCTTTAAGCAGGGCGTTGAGCATGTTCTCCCAGTCCTGCTTGCGCAGGGTTGGGGGAAGCACATTGAGTTTTTCTACGCATGCTTTTTGAAATGCAGCTTGGGTAAAGAGGCTTTCTGTTTCAAGCTCTACACGCTTACCGTTGACATCTAAGAACCACAACGGCGGATCGGATGCGTACTTAGACAGGGATGCTATTTGAGGCGCATCAGGACCGTTTCCTCCGATGCCATATTTGCGCGATCTACATAAGCCCGAATTGCAGAAGCTATTGAGGGGCGCATCTTTACATTTGTATTGGTAGTCCTTCTTACCAACTTGTTTGACAAGGACTTGTACCTCGTTGTTCGGGAGAGGGGGAGCCACGTGCTTAATGTTGTACTCCACAAGCTTGTCTTCCCAGCTTCCGGGGGCGGCCCTCTTAAGATAGATCCCAATGTTGAATAGTCCATTATTGCGCGTCCCCTCTGGGAAGCCCTGGGCGCAAAGAGCTTGTAGGCAAGGAGGGCCATCTTTGATGGGACTCTCCGCCTGCTTAGGCGGTTCAGGAAAATTGAGCGGTAGCTCTTGGACGTTCGTTTCATATAGTCCAAAGAACTCTTCAAGGGTTGCCGCCGTACCGTCGACATTGAATGCATACCTTGTTCCCGAGTCACCGCCAAAATAGGGTAAGTTGAGGAAGTTTCCGGTGTCTCCTCTATCGACAAGGATTTCGGCTTGCTTAGGAAAGATCTCTCGGCCTGCCTCACCAAGAAGAGCGGCAGCGTCTTTGAGATACTGTTGAAAATCCCGTGCTGGGGCCGGTTCCTTCGTAAATAGAAAAACATGTGCGCCCCCTGATTTACTGCGACAAACAACAAGTGGCAGTTTTAACTGCGCAACTTTTTCAACTAAACCTTTGTGGTCCAAAGGATACTGGTCAATGTCAATACATCCCCAGATGCAGGAGTTATCCGCCCTGATTGGAATAATTCCGAGACTCGGATCAACGCCGTCAAGGTGTTTTTGCCATAGGTCATCGGTTGGTGGTTTGCGAACAACCGTGGCTTTTCCTGCTTGCTTTCCATCGCCTCTTTCCGCCTTGATTACGTATGTCCCATAGGCAATATCCAGACCCCTGAATATGTCCTGAAATCGTTGTAGTTGTTCCATTGGCATCTCTATTGAAGAAAGAGGGGGCATCCCGCCCCCTCAGGTCAGAACGGTGCGGGTCCAGCTGTTCCGACTTCTTCGTCGGCATGCTTGACCTTGACTTCGCCAGCATTTACTTGAGTAGCAAATGCTTTTGCGGCTTGGTATACGCTCTTATCTTCAATAGGACCGATGCGCTCGATCTCCCATCCAAACCACTTACCCTTGTCGTTTGACTCAGCTTGTGAGGACAGACGATACAGGTGTGAGTACATGGGAGGAGTGAACGGACCATTTGCGCCCATCATCTTGGTAGACATCATCATGCTGTTCCACTTGCGCGACTTCTTCAGTTGCGTGGACTTCATGGTGATCAAAGCCGCCTCGGGGAAGCCTTGATTGTTGATGACCATCACGTAATGATTGGCGGTGTTCTCGATGTAGTTGCCGTTATCGAGATAGTCTTTGTTGTCGCCCGGTTCGCGGTGCGTGCGGCTCAAAATGTCAGACGTTGCTGGGTAGATAGTGATGGGTGCACCACTGCCGCTACCACGTGGTGCCCACTCAATGTACTGACGTACATATGCGCAGGGCACAACTGTCAAACCTTTTTTGCCGTCATACAACTCGCCGGTCACGGAGTTGAGGATCATGCCGGGCAGTGCTCCATCAACTTCACCTACTTCGGGGGAAGTGTTGGTAAGTAAGCGTAGGAATGGAAGCGCAAAGTCTTCCTGTCCCATGCCGTCAAAACCACCACTGTCTTGCTCAAAGTCAGTTGCTAAGACCAACGCGCCTTCGTTCTTTACTGCTACTTCGTTTTTAGCCATTTTAAATTTTCCTTTTTCATGCTGATTTGATGGTTGCTCTTTGGCCGATGTACACGCCAAACAGCTCTGTGGGGAACTCGCTTCCGCGTTCCACCTGTTCACGAACCCAAGCTTTCAAGGTCTGGGGTTCGACTTTTTGCGCTTGTTCAACGGGATAGTTGTTCTCACGCAATTGGTTCAGTAGGGTATCGCACAATTGGTCTTCTCCTCGACCAAAGCGCACAGACACCGTGTTCTTGATGATGTCGTCAAAACCGTTATCGCGGAGCCACTCATAGGCCTTGGCGCGGTTCTCTTCCTTAATGCTGGCGTTGTAGAACGCCTTGACGTCGATCTGGCTACCATCAGCCATCTTGAACGACTTCATGCCCAGCTCAGTCAGACGACCGGGGATGCTTTCTTCGAGCAACTTGCGTTGCTGTTCCTTGCGTTCCTTAACGGTGTCTTCCAGCTCTTCGATTTCTTTTTCAAGTTGTTTGGCGCGCTTGGCCAACTCACCAACAGATTGCAAATCGTCATTCTGGACAGTCAATGCGCCAGCGTCTTGCTCAAACAGTTCGATGTTATTCATCTCTTTCTCCATTCTCAGTTATGTCAATTTTAACAGGGATATACATTCTTTCCCGACGATCCCATTTTAGGGCTGTGAAACGGCCAGAGTTATAGAAAGCAGCTATCGAGCAGGCCAAGCCGATAGCTACAGGGTCACCTGTCAACAACAGGAAATCCCCATCCTTATATTCCCGCAGCTTGCGCCGCAGTGTGCGAACCGTAGGTATTGTGCTGAATGCAATCTGGGTATTGGAGTCCAATAAAACCACCATGTCCCCATACTTCATTGCAGGCGCAATATCATGATTGGGCATCTCTTGTACGATAAAAACTTTTGCCACGTTACGCTCTCCTTTCTTGAAACGTGCTTTTAGTGTACACTATCTTTTCGGGTTGTCAATACCCTTTTTCAAAAGAAAGGCAGAAAGTCATGAACTATTTTTTAGAGCGGTATCCGTTCAAGAACAAGCCGTTTGTGCATCAAGCGGCGTATCTGGAACGCTTTTGGGAGCATCCGGAGGCGGCGCTGTTCGCAGAGATGGGCACGGGCAAAAGCTTCATGCTCATCAACAATGCAGCCATGCTCTACGACAAGGGCAAGATCAATGCAATGCTCATTGTGGCACCAAAGGGTGTATACCGGAATTGGTATAAATCCGAGTTGCCCAAGCACATGCCGGATCACATCAGCTACAAGATGGCATGCTGGTCGCCCACGCCCCGCAAGGCAGAGAAGATGGAGATGGAGGAGATGCTCAACGCCGTCGACAAGCTGCGTATCCTGATCATGAACATCGAGGCATTCAGCACCGAAAAAGGTGTGTCCTACGCCCGCACGTTCTTGCGTGTGACCTCTTCCTTCATGGCCGTGGATGAATCGACCACCATCAAGACCCCCAACGCCAAGCGCACCAAGAGCATCATCAAGGTTGCCCGCGAGGCGCGGTACAGGAGGATTGCCACTGGTTCCCCCGTCACCAAGTCCCCCTTGGACCTGTACAGCCAGTGCGAATTCTTAGGGCCAGACTGCTTGAACAGCTCTAGCTTCTACGCCTTCCAGGCCCGGTACGCGATCCTTATCGAACGTAAGTTGCCAACGCACACATTCAAGCAGATTGTTGGCTACCGCAGGCTGGATGAGTTGCAGGAAAAGCTCAACGACTTCTCTTTCCGCGTGACCAAGGATGAGTGCTTGGACCTTCCCGACAAGGTGTACACCCGCCGCGATGTCGAGCTGACCGTAGAGCAGAAGAAATATTATGACCAGATGAAGCTCATGGCCTTGGCGCTTGTTGATGGCAACTTGATGAGCACCAACAATGCCCTGACCCAGCTCATGCGGCTGCACCAAATCTGCTGTGGGCACGTGAAGCTTGACGATGGCCAACAGATTGACATCCCCAGCAACCGGATTACAGAACTCCTGTCGGTGCTGGAGGAGACCAGCGGCAAGGTCATCATTTGGGCCAACTACCGCAGGGACATCGAGAACATCCGGCTGGCGCTGCAAAAGGAGTACGGCATGACCGCCGTTGCAACCTATTATGGCGACACCGAAATGGAGGAGCGCCAAGATATTGTCACCAACTTCCAAGACCCGGACCACGATCTTCGGTTCTTTGTCGGCAACCCCCGCACAGGTGGCTATGGCTTGACTTTGACGGCTGCAAACACTGTAATTTATTACAGCAACAGCTTTGATTTGGAGGTGCGCTTGCAGTCCGAGGACCGCGCTCACCGTATTGGCCAGACCAACAAGGTAACCTATGTCGATTTAATTGCCAAGGACACCGTGGATGAGCACATTGTCCAAGCGCTTCGGAACAAAATAAACATTGCCTCGCAGGTGCTGGGCGAAGACTTCAAAGATTGGATCATTTAATGCAGCTCATCCCTATTCGGCGCAAGTATGTGTATGAAAAACTCGAAAGAGTAGACACGTCAGCGGGACGTGTATACAAAATCGACGGAAATGAACATGAGATGCCCAGCGTCACCCGTATTTTGTCGGATACAAAGGACAAAACACACCTTGATTCGTGGGCCGAGAGGGTTGGTTGGGAGAAAGCGGAGCAGATCAAAAACGAGGCTGCCATGGTTGGAACGCACATGCACAACGTTGTCGAGCGACTGCTGTTGAACAGGGATTTACCCGCACCCCGGACATGGCTGCAAGTCAAGGGTTACCGCATGGGTTACCAGTTGATTGAGCATTTCTTTCCCCACGTCAACGAGGTTTGGGGCGCAGAAGTGCCGCTGTACCACTCAACGCGGTATGCAGGCACGTCCGATTGTGTTGGTGTCTATAAGGGAGAACCCTCAATTGTTGACTTTAAACAGACCAACCGGATGAAACCACGTAAATGGATTGAAGACTACTTTATCCAACTGGCCGCATATGCCTGTGCGCACAACGAGGTCCACGGCACGGTCATCGATCACGGCGTGATCATGATGGTGGCGCAGGATGGAGAAGTGCAGGAGTTTGTGACGTGTGGCCGGGAATTTGACGGCTACAAAGACAAGTGGTGGCGCAGGGTTGAGCAGTTTGAAAAAATGGCCCCAGCATCGCTGCCGGGGCCTAAAGATGCCGGGCTAGAGGACGGCAACTGCTAATCGGTATTTTATCTGAATCCTGCGGTTTTTTTAGCTATTTTTTTAGGTTGGGCTACGAATTGTTTCCCTTTAGCTTTGCCAGCACGTTTTGCACGTGTTGTCGAAGCGTACTCACTAGGGCTGAGACTTTTGATCGCAGCTTCTGGAAGATATCGTTCACCTGTATCAGAAGATTTTTTACCACTTTTTGTTCTCCATTTTTGATCACCCCAATCTTTTAGGGACTGTTGTGGCTTCTTAATCACGATAGCCGCCACCAGCTTTTTTATAGCGCTGCGCCACCATCTGTGCTTTTCTGGCTGACCATTCCCCAGCACCAGTGCCTGCTGTAGCTTCGGCCTTCACAGCGTTAAAGATACGCTTGCGTAGTTCAGGCTTGGTGTAGTTGCCAGCTTCGTTTACCTTGGATTTTGTTTCCCCACCCGTGGCAAAACGTTTTGTCACTTTTACTCCGGCACCACTAACTTTACCTTTGAACTCTCCATCTTTTGGCTTAAATCCGCTGCCCTCAAGGTACGCATCAATATCTGTATCTTTATCAATGCTTTTTCTAAAGCCGAGTCTACCGCCGCCCCCCGCTCCCTCTTTAGAAGAAAATGCCGCGCCATCTACGTAGGGTTTAGCTTTGGACTTGGCCTCGCCACCCTCGTTAAAGGAAGCTGTCTTGGCTGCGGCAGCAAAGGCGCTTTTTTTAGGAGCGCCCTTGGCACCGGGACTGCGCATTTTCTCACCAGAGCCAGAGGCTATGCGTTGCTTCTTTGCGGCAATATTGGCGTACAAGCCCTTGCCCGCCATATCAGCCTCGGGCTTTCTTCATAGTCTTCATAGCAGAATTCTTCATCATCTTGCCATCGGGCATTTTGTGTACACCGCCACCGGCTTTCATCTTGGAGGTCATACCACCAGATGCCATCATCTTGGATTTCATCATGCCGCCGTTGGCCATCTTGCCCTTGCCGTCAGCTGCGAAAGCTGGGACCATCTTGCCGTCTTTGCCCTTAACCATTTTCAATTTCGAGTCCATGATTTACCACCTTTATAAAAAATTACTTACTTTCACGAGATTAACCAATAAACGGCATGCTTGTCAATTAAATTTTACCCCCTACTATGGAGGTGTTTGACGTCCTTGTATCTGCGCTTGACGTTGCAACAGTAATGCGCTGATTGGATCATTAGGGAACATGGTTGGGTACATCAAAGGTATTTGCCCTCCTGCACTGGAAGGCGCTCTTGGGGCAGCAGTAGAAAATCTAAAGCCCTCGTCTCCCAAACCGCGAGTCGGGGGCGCTGGCGGGAGAGCTTTTAGCATTTGCTGGGCGGATGTTTCACGTGAAACAATTGGCAAATTTTTCAAGTCACCAAAGGGTGCTTTTCGATCTTCCAGCAACTCCTGGGTTGGCTCTTGTCCAAGAATTACTTTTTCTCGAATACGGGGCGCGTTAAACACGGTAGGCAGATTGATGCCTATTTTTTCTAATTGCTGGGAAACTGCTTTTCCTTGGGCGGGTGTCCCCACATGCGTGATAGCTTGCGCAAATTTAGGGTCTTCCAGTGCCTTGGTAAAGATGCGTTGATATAACTTATCTTCCGTGCTTCCTGTTAAACGCACCAAAAGAGCCAAGGCTCCAGTGGATGGGCTGATGCGTCCTGTTGCCGCTTCACGTAAAGTGGTCGTACCAAATTGAACGCCAAAACCCAGATTTTCTTTTAATTTTTGATCAGTAGATTTAAAGACAGGCATCTGCCCGGTTACTTCGCTAAGCGCGTAAACACGGCGTTGCAGATCGGCCAATATATTCAAATTGTCTAAGTGCTGCTGATCAAATAGGACCTTTACCGCTTTTTGGTTGGTGTCAAGAAATCCCTTAAGCGCTCCGCCTGATTTCGCACCTTCGGTAGCAATGTCCCACACGGAACGACGCAACGCAGCCAGCATTTCCGGGTCTTTGCCCAGCTCATTGACCAGCTTGCGCATTGTGGCAGGGTCTCTTATCGCAGACACCAGCGTTTGACGAGGATCCGCATCAACGCGAGCAGCTTTGGCCAACAGGTCTTCTAGCTCTGCGTCTTTAGTAATTACCTTTCGTTGATCTAGCTCTGCCAAACGAGCAACGTAGGCATCGGCCAAAGCAGCCTCATCTTGAATCTTTGCACGAACATTGCTGGGCAAAGCGTTGACGATATTCTGGTTTTTGTCGATCACAGAACGAAGCTGCTTAGGGTCTACCAAACCCTCTTTGTTCACCACGCCCTTAGTGCGCAGCCAGTCCACTGTGCCACGCATTAACAGGTCTTCTCCTTGCGGAGTGTTCTGCAATGCGGTTTGAAGTTGTTTTAAGCTATCTGCACTTTGAAAAGCCTTTTGCAAAAGGGCTTCGTTGGGCAAAGAAAACTCTAATCCACCCTTGGTTTTTTGGGTGGCTAATAACGGCAAGTTACGCTGGTACACGTCTCGGTAATCGTTCAAGACGGTGTTTAGCTGATCGTAGTTTTTGCTGATCTTTGGCACGTGGTCCTTGATCAGATTCTCAATGTCGTTGTACACCGAGTCGCCGGTATCAAGGTAACGCTGAGCGTCTGTCAAACGTGTGCGGCCTTTTTGCAAAGCACTGTTATATGCACTTAAGGAATCATTGCGAAAGCGCTGTGCAGCGGCCAAGTAGTCCAACGCCTCAGGGGCATTGATGTCTATCAATGTGTTGGCCTCAGCGATTTCTTTAGCATCCGCTTTGATCTGTGCTGGGTTGATTACCAGCTTGCGTCCGGGGATGATTGCTGGGATGGAAATGTTGCCTTGGGCATCAGGCATAGGTGCCAGTTCAGCCAGAGATGGCCGACGACCTGTTTTTCCTTTTTCGCCTTTGACCAAAAGCATGACGGAGTCGCGCAATGCGGCCATAACATCCGGTGCAAACGACTGGCCCATAGCGCCCATTTGATCCGCAATAGCTAGATCAACAAGTTGCGTCTGCATGTCGTTTTCCATTTTTACACGGGCAGTTTGTTGCGATTTAACGAAACGCTCTAACATGGCAATAGGCGCTGGTACACGAACGCTTAACGATGGCCGCTCAGGCTTGTACTTCTCAATCAGGCTTATCGCGGCCTTTTCCATGTCTTGAGCGTCAAACAGAGATTTACCGTCTTGGCGCGTGGCCAACGGCAACCCTTCCTCTGTCATGCCTTCTGTCATGCCCATCCTGCGCAAGATGCCAGCACGTTTAGCATTGCTCATTTCCATGTTGGCCATCAAGACACCGCGTACTTCATTATTCAAGTTGTTAATATTCTGTGGTCCGAGGCGCTGGGACACTGCTGCAATTTCAACGGCAGTTAAATCGGTTTGTTGTTTTGCCAAGTCCTCAAAGAACTGTTGTCGTTGTGCTTGTGCAGCCATAAACGCTTCTTCGATTGGCTTTCGTGTCTCAGGGGCAAAAGACTGAAACAGATCATCCAAAGCTTTTTTATTTCTGGCAAAATTTTCCTTAAACGGGAGAACTTGCTCTGGAGATGATTTTTGTAATACGCGTATTGCTTCTGCTATTGCAGGCTCAGACATGGTCTGTTCAACAATATTAAAAGTAGGTTTTCCATCAACTAAGAATGCTTCAGAAACGCGAGGGTTTTCCAAAGCCTTTTGTAATAGGGCAAGCGCTTCTTGTGACTCAGGATGCTCAGCTACAGGTCCAAATGTTTTTTCTAATCGTTCTCTTGCACCTTTGACTAGCGCTTTTGGAATTATGTTAATGACAGGAAAATTGTATGGACGACCAAGAGAGTCAATGGCGTCTTGCTCTATCGAAGAAACGTCACCGGGAACTGCTTCTTTTATTTTGGAACTAATCTTCTGTCCGGTTCTTAGTGCAATTGCACTTGGCATAACCTGCATTGCAAGAGGCAGGCCCATAAAAGCCGCCATGGGCAGCAGCTCCGTGTATAGTTTTTTATTTGGATCGTCGTCGCTTACGGTTTCTTCTACCGCTTGGCGAAATCCTTCGTAGCCTGCACCAAAAGCAATATCAGTAGTGGCAGCAAGCATTGGATTTTTTTGGGCAAATGTAATTGCATCATTTGCAATTCCTTTTAGGACGCCTCCTTTTACTACCTCAGACGCTCCTTTAGTGGCAGCGACAACGGGGCGCATCCCTGCAACAAAAGCCAATGTTCCAGTAATTGGTAGGCCCGCACCAGACCCTTCACCAATTGCACGCACAAATCTTTCAGTCACATTTTGTGGTGCGCGTTCTCCCTTGTTGAACAAGCGTGTGAATTGAAAGACTTCATCGTCTTTCATTCCCAATCCCTTACCAATTACTCTTTGAGTAGCATCGGGAAGTGCAAACAAAGCGGAGTTAAATCCCCACGAAAATTGATTTACTTTATTTAAAGCAGAAGAGGGTACTTCTGTTTTTTGTTCTTTCCTTGGAGCAACTTCGGTTGGCGTACCCTCTGCCCTGCCCACAACCTCAAGGGTGTCTAAGTCAATTACTTTCCCATCCCCGGTGGTTATGGTATTCATTTAAGACCTGCTTTCTCGCGTAATTGCAAAGGAGTAAAGTACTGCACACCTACCGAACCACCCATGTTTACATATATTTTTGCGTTAGGGTTCTTGACTTGTCCAAAACTATTACCAAGGTAATTAAACATAACTTGTCGTTCGTTAGCATCAGAACTGAGTACAAATGGATCATTCATTGTTCCAAGATTTGGAACAGATCTAACGCGTTCGTACTTGATGATTCCCGTACGGGTTGCATCGCGGTTCCAGTCATTTAGAGCATTAGTCTCTAGTGCTTTTAGACCTGTTGCAGCTATTTCAGGGTTTTCTAAGAATCCTGCGGGATTATTGAAACCATCCGTAGCCATTCGTTCTATTTGTTCTGCATAATTTGAAAGTCGGCCACCTCCACGATCAGCCGTTGCGACTAGTTTTATTAAACTATTCATTCTGAGTTTTATCTTAGCCAAGACCGCTTCTTGATTTATATTAGGAGATAGAACTGCATTTGGAACAACAGGAACGATAATTTTGTTGACTTTGTCTATGATGAATGTACCGGGACTGTATGCCTCCTGTACAAGGTCCTTGAGTTCGTTAGTTATGGCTAGGATATCTTCATTCCTGTTCATGCTATCGACAATTGCAAGACGTTGTTTTCCATCTTCCACAACGGTGGTTCGAGCGTTTCCAAGATTCTTAACAAACGGATCACTATTTTCGTTGTGGCGATAGTTACTTTCCAGAACTGACTTTACAAACGAGTTGTTTGGATCAATCTGTGTTTCAACATAATCACCATTTTTAGTTTCAATAGTAATTAAGCCCGCCTCTCCTTTTTTCCTAATGTATTGATTGTTCTTTGCTGACTTTATTTGTTCCACCAAAATAGCTTTGTCAATGTCAAGGAGCTTGTCTTCCCTTGCTCTTCGTGCTACGTCCTCAGCCGTTACATCGGAGATGGCCTGACTGAGCGCTGCGGTTCTAACCTTGATGTCACGGTCTTTATCTTGTGCAACAATTGCAGCAAGGCCACGTGGAAGGTCCTTGGCTGATTCAGCAACAGCCATGGCAATGGTCGGGGCAGCAGTGTACGCCAGCTTTAAGCCCGCATCGGCCAACAGCAACAATGCGTTGGTCTTAGCGTCTTCTTTGGTGTCCCCCAACAATTCCTTATACAAAGGCTCATATTCGCCACGGGCCTGCTTGATGCGTTCCATCCGTGTCAATGCCTTGGTCTTGGCTACGTTCTGATTGATAAATTCATTTGTTGTTTGTTCCTTCTCTTCGACAGCAGGAATAACTTCTTCTTCTTCTTTATCAGCAACAGCAAGGGCGGGAGGAATAATATCTGTTTTTCTAGCAACCAAAGAATCCCGAGGATCCATAATTCTTTGATTTACAGTAGGTTGATTAACCGCGTCAATTTGACGCATGGTTTCGTCATACTTGGCTTGTTCAAGTGCTGTCAAGGGAGTAGACCGTTGCTCCTCGGTCAACGTAGGGCCAACAACACCAACGGCAGCCAAGATAGATGGAGGTAACAAAGCTGCAACACGGGGATACTCTGCAACCAACCTATTCATACCCTGAGAAAACCCTTGGCTTAAGGTAGGCGAAGTAAGGGGACTCATGGTCGTGTATGGGGCAAGCCTTGTCCCCGTTCCTTGACTAATTACGCCCGTAGCGGGATTTTGAACTAAGGCCTCTTGCTGTTGACGCGTCAAGTTTATTGGGGGACTTCCACCAGTCAAGCGAGAGACTGAGGGTTGTGGAGACATCAGTTTGCCGCCTAAATACTTATCTAAGCCGCCTAAGTAATCCCTAGCAAATATGCTTGGGGGCTTAGCTAAAGCAGCTTGACCCGTTGGCGTGACCTCAAAAGCGGGAGGCCGCACGGGAGGAGCACTGAATGTGGGAGAAGTAAATCCACCGCCACCGCCACCACCGCCACCCTCTAATAGTTGGGCATCGTCACCTCGTCGTCTTGCAATGCCGCCTTTATTAAATTGCTGAGGGGCCTCAGCCCCCGGAGAAAAAGGGGGAGCACTCTCCATGCCCGAAGGCATGGGAATACCACCTTGAGGCATGGCCGGAGCAGGTTGAGGAGCTCCCATTTGATCGGGAGTAGGCATGCCTGCACCGGGCGGCATCATGCCCGGGGCTGTGGGCATCATTTCTTGGCCCTGGGGCAATGCGCCAATGCCCTGTTGCTGAGCACCCATTTGGCCCATCAACATAGCCAAAACTTCAGGTGGCGTTTCCATGGCGGCTTCTTCGCCCACCATCTGAGCCAGTTCCATGTAGCGAGCGTCAAGCGAGCGCATATCTCCGCGCAGAGTGTTCATTAAGATTTCAGGATTCTGTGGCGTACGCGCCATGGGGGGCATCTCCTCCATGTCGGCATTTTCATCCACATCCTCGTCCATGCCTTCCATCTCATCCATGTCAAAGCCCGACATGATGCCGGTGCCTTGCGCCTCCTTTGACAGGGGCATTGCAAACATGGCTCGCTTGAGAATTTCTTCTTTCATCATTTATCCTTAGAAAAGGCCTGCTCTTGACCCGGCAGCTGCCGCGCTTAAACCTGCAATCCCTAAGCCCGCAACTTGTTGGAAGGGACTGGGAGCCGCTTGTGATTGTTGCATGCTGGACATCGACGACGACGGAGCGCCTTTGTAAATGTCCGACTGGAAAGCGAGCTGTTGGTAAGGCTGCATGTTTTGTTGCAATGTGTTCTGGCGTGAGGCATCAAGCTCGGACTGAGCTTGTTTTTGCTGGGCAGAACCTATATTGAACAGGAAGTTGCTGTCCTGCTGAGCAAGAGACTGCGCGTTCTGACCAAGAGCTGCGTTTTGCATACCAATGTTGGCCTGCTGCGTGCCCAACGAACCGAGGCCCTGAGCTATCTGCGAACCAATACCAAACTGCTGCCCAGCCAAATTGCCAATACCTTGGCCAAGTTGCTGTCCAAGCTGGGATTGCTGTCCGTAGATGTTGGCTTGTTGGCCAGCAACGTTGCCGTACAAACCAGCAAGACCAGCCTGCTGCCCTGCCAAATTGCCTTGCAGGCCTGCTGCTGACTGACCTAATTGAGCTTGTTGAAGCGCTTGCTGGCCATAAAGACCACCGATGCCTTGGTAGCCTTGCGCTTGTTGCAAAGTGCGGGCCTTGTCTGCCTCAAATGCTTGTTGCGCCTGCGCCTGGCTCTGGTTATAGCCCTGTGACAAGGCACCAACAATTGCTGCGTTCTTCTGTTCAGCCAATGCCCGATCCAACTCGGCTCGTTGCACGCCTTCGCGGCTGCCACCAAAGGCCCCGGCTCGCGTGGCTTGAGCCTGCAGGTTCTGGCGAGAGATGTCCCCTTGGCGATCAATCTGGCGCATGGCCTCATCAATTACCTGTTGCTGATAAGGATTCTTAAAATCCTTAAAACTTGTGGCCGCAATGCTGGGGTCATAGGCCCCCGTCGCGCCTGCCAAAGCACTAGTGGCTTGGCCCAAGGTGTCCATGGAGTAATCCATGTTGGCTTGAGAGTACCGGTTCGCCATGTTCTGAGCATTACCAAGGCCTTGTGCGCCCAACCCAATCAACGGTATGCCTGCCGTGGCCAATTGCGCACTTTGGGTCATTTGGCTTATTGGAACAGCCGCTTGATTCATAGCGGCCTGTGCGCCAACAAACTGTCCCCGGGTATCGGCTCCACGCAGTACGTCGGCTGCTTCGCCCAAAGTTTTTGCGCCACTAGCGACACCTTGGGTTGCAGCAGTCATGTAAGGCTGATATGCCCCAATGCCTTGGCGGCCCATTTGCATGGCAGCCAATTGGTCGGGGCTCATGCCCGCTAGTTCGTAGTCAGGAGTTAGGTATTCCCCGTAAAGCGCACGCTGGTTGGCAGCGTCGGCCAATACCTTGGCCGAGTCCATAAGCCCGACTTTGCGTTGCTCAATGTCATCGGCTTCCCGGACTATCGACTCTTGAATCTGATTAGCCATAAATTAACCCCGTTCTGAATTCTTTTCGAGCCGATGCATGAGCGCGTACATTTTCTTTGCACCTGCACGTCGGCTGCCTTTGCCCGCGCCGCGGACCGCTTTCGCTGTCATGACAAATTCGCCATCGGAAAGCATTGCAGGGATTGAATCAGATTTCTCGGTCCCCGGACCGCTGATTTGACCAGTGCGTCGAGGATAACCGCCCGCGCCCAAAGTTGCAATACCACCCGTGTTCATAAAAGTGGATTTCCCTGTGCTAGTTTGAGGCCCAAACATGGTTTCCCTTGCATAACGAATTTGATCAGCAGTGGCCTTTTGGTCAAGCAGTCCTTGGTATTGAATTTCTTTGCGGGCTGCTTCTGAAGCAGGGGTATTACCTGTAGAGTACGTAGAGGGTAGACGCGTCTTAACCCCGGCAGCAAGCGGCGTGTAGCTGTACGCGGGGAGCATTGCATCTCGCGCAGGCATTCCAATTGCCAAGGCCTGCCCATACAGGTTAGGTCCCGTGTAGCCCGTTGGGGCGGCTTGGGATCCTGTAATGTTGGAATAGGGATCAACAGGTGCAGCAACAGTAGGCTTAGTGGTAACAGGCAGAGGGGTGGTAGGTTGTTTACCTGCGTTTGTGTACTGAGGCATGGGAAAAGGTTGTTCGGGGAAAGGCGCAATGTTTTGCCCGGACAAGTTTGACTTCTGTTGAATCATGGCCTCCCGCTGGTCCTTCAACATCGGGCCATATGTCGTCTCCAGTCCCGCCAGTCCCGCCGCACGGTTAATTGCACCAAAAGTTTGGTACGGGGCTTCGCCTACAAAATTCTTTCGAGTGGCAATCTCAGGGGCTGCAGAACTTTGAAAAAGAGCGCGTTCTTTTGCGTCAACTGTGTCCCCAAATTGAGACTTCCAAAATTCAAGCCCACCAGCATCCGGCTCGCGGCGAAGTATGTCGCGATACAGATCTGCTACTGGGCCCGCATACATGGGGTTGGTCTCAGGCGCGAGGGCCGCGAGCCCTGCATTGATGTTGCTGTACATCTGCCCGCTGCCCTGGGATCTGCGCAGGGCTTTTTGCTGAGCAACCGCGTCCCGAGCCGCTTTTTGCTCGGTTTTATTTGTTGCCTCAGCCGCTTTCTCTGCCTCTGTCTTTACCACGACGTCGTCGTTAGGGCTAATTGGGTTGTCAGAATTTACAACACCGCCATTGTCATACTGTTGGATGTATCCGCCGTCCGCTGCGTATTGGCGAGGCACTAAGTTGGGGTACATATCAAAGTTGTTGTACGGCTGGGCCACGCTGCGCGAACCGATAGTACCGGGGGGTGAGGTGTATATGGAAGGCAAGTTAATGCCGCCTTGCGCCACACCATACCCACCGCTGTTGTAGTCAGGGACATCATAGGTAGGCAGGGGCACGCTTTGGCCATACACAGGAGCGCCAAACTGGTCGTACACCACGCCGGGCAGACCCTGCGAATACATTTGACGCTGCGTGCCCGCTTCCGCAATTCGCTGAGTGACCGGCTTCGTTAATTGCTTGGTAATAGGACCGCTTTGCACTGGCTTGGCTTCAAAGCCGCCAAAAGCTCCCAAAGCGGCAAGGCCTACTCCGGTCATTGGGGCGTAAGTAGCGAACACTCCAGGCATTGCACTTTTGTAGGCTGCTTGATAGGTTGAGTTTTGCAGAGCATCAGATGCCGTAGGAAAGTCTTTAAGTAGTGATTTAACAGCGTCCGTGCCTGCTTGCTGGGCCCCAGGGATTGCCTGTTTTTCAATGCCCGCAGGAGAGATGTTCTTGTCGTAGAAATTTGTTACTTTTTCCAACATCGTAGGCGCTGGTTTAACCCCCGAGGAGCCAGAGTCAAAAACAGGCCCTTGCACAGAGGTATTAACCGGACTCACGCTGGTCGCAAGTGGGTTACCGGACTGCGGGAAGTCAGGGCCCCTAAGTGGGCTAACGGGCGCAGGTGGGGTATTAACCGGATTTACGGGGGTTGGAGTTAGCCGAACAGCGTCACCGCTAAGTGGGTTATTTACGCTGATCGCATTTAAGTTACCGGACTGCGCAGTTGGAAAGTCACCTCTAAGTGGGTTAATTTCAGGCACGGGCGCTGCGTTAGGACCAATTGCCGCATTCCCGCCCGGAGGGGAAGAAAACATCCCCGTGAAGCTGTCAACTTGACCCTGAAACGCGGCGCCCGGTGTTATGGGTGCCTTTGCAGCAAACGCTCCTGGGCCCCCGAAAATGCCTGCGCCCGCGCCAGCAGTCAAGCCGCCCATGGCACCTGCCTTGAGTGCGTCCTCGAAACTGCCCCCACCCAACAAAGTACCGCCAGCGCCACCAACAAAGCCACTAATAGCAGCCACGCCTACAGCAGAAGTAACGCCAAATTGAGCAGCTACGGCAGGGCCTAGGAAATAACCTATGGCCACGGTCGTTACAATTTTGCCCACGTCGCTTTCGACAAAATCCTGGACTGCATCGCCTATGCCCCCAATCGCATCCCCAATTGCGTCGCCTATGCCTCCGAGCGCGTCGCCAATTTCCTCAAAGAAAAACTCAGGCAATCCTGTATCAGGGTTAATGGTCCCCGAGCCGCCACGGCGACGCAGCATGCGTGCTTCGGCAGGCGTAATGTGGGCCAACATGGTGTCGCCATTGCGGCCATAACTGGCAATTGCCTTAGCAATCGGCTTGAGTTCAGCAATACCACCTTGGGCAAACGACTGCACGCCCGCAGGCTCTGCAATCATTTGATCAATAGCCATGTTCAAAGCAACAAAGAACTGAGGATCAAACCGCGCAGGCAGGATCTTCTCTGGTAAACCTTGCGCTATGTACTTTGCCCGCAGCTCGTCGTAACGCTCAGGGTTGGCCAAAATCTCGTCGACCACATTGTTTAACGCATCGAGGACCTCGGGCGGTACATTCAAGCTTTGGAGTTTTTGAAGGAACTTGGCTACAGCCTGTGGGTCTGCCTGAGCAGCTCCCGCCAACATCTCGTCCCCAAACGCCTTAGGCGATGTGGTTTGGCGCAGCTGGTCATAGACAGCCATTGCATTGGGATCGGCAAAAGGATTTGCGCCTTGTTGGGGCATTTGCATTGCGGCCTGTGGTGCTGCTGTTGCCATAAGAATTCCTTAAATTAATACCTGTATTATGGAGTAACTGTGCCTACTGCGCCACTACCACTGACGCCCGTAAAACTAAGCGTTGTTGTGCTTCCAACCGTCCCAACCGCGCCACTACCACTAACACCTGTCAAACCAAGAGTTATTGTGCCCCCAACGGGCCCAACGGACCCAACCGCGCCACTGCCCTGCACGCCCGTTAAATAAACCGGAACTTTAATCCGAAGCATCTGACTTGTTGCTTGAACGCCATCTTGTGTGTCTCGATACACATCGCCAACACGAAGAGTAGGTAGATCAGCCTCCGTGGGCAACGTTGCTAAATTTAAATTTAATGTCGCACCACCCATGTCCCCCGGATTATTAAGCTGGGCAAAAAACAAACGCAAAATGTTATTTAACTGGTCCTGATATCTGCGTTCATATTCCTCAGGGGCCAACGGTAAGTTAGGCGGACTGACATTCAGTTCAGCCATAGATTACCTACGACCATCTTTGCGGATATCTAGGCGCGTAGCTCCCAGCTGCCACGTCGTCCCCAACTTAGTAGACTTGCCACGTAAGATCATCTGCCTTCCGCGCACGCGCGTATTTATCTGACCCGTAAACTCTTCCGTAACCACAAACGTTGAACCCTTGACCACATCCCCACTCTTTTGCCCTGTAACGCCTGAGCCAGAATTACTCAAACCAAACAAGGTAAGCTCTAATTCAGGCGATGAGTTTGCAGTAGATCCATCAAACGTCAAATCAGGCAACATGCGCCAAACTTCTGCAAAGTTGTGCCCATCCTCAATGTCAAACTCCGATGAAGAAATATACGCAGTTATTGCTGCAGGCGTTCCCGTCTCATTGTCATCTACACCCACCTCATGCAACACAAGCTTTTTGTTATACGTGGCTGCTATGGGACTGTTCAACAAACTTGCATCAAGCCACGCGGTCCGCGCTAACGTGCCAAAATACCATGACTTTTCTTCATAGTTATAAATTACATACTTGTCAATTGCGGTGCTTGACTTAGAGCAGTAATACCACCAGATCTCGTTAAAACCTTCGTTGGTCCCAGCAAACACTTGCTGGTTCTGCTCTAAATTAATATCGTTGTAAATGTACCTGCGCAAATCACAATTGAGTGTCTGCACCCGGCCATCGTAAGCATAGAACTTGTCTACGCCCATCCAATACACCACGCCCGATGCAACAACCGCAGCATTAGGTCCAATAATAGAAATGTTGTCTGCCAGAGGCTGCGCACCAAACACAAACGGGGGGCCAAGGTACTGCATCGAATAAACAGCTTGGTCTGTAATCACAACAATTTCCTGCCGAGTCTGCACCGCAGTAACAATCTCTGAGCCCAGTGACAAGCGCAAACTACCTGCTTGGTTCGTGGCCAACGGTTCCCAAACAAAAGGGTTTTCCTGATCACTAAACCTAATGAGCATGGGGTCAAGAGTAGTGTTTTGAAACTCGTTAGTTCCAAAAAGGACCACGAACCGCGTGTCGGTTACCAACAAATAGTTGTGAACAATTGGCGTATTTGGGTCTTCAACACCATACAAATTTACTCCCCGCTGAGAGATAAACTGCAAGCCCGATTGGCCCCCGCTGGTGGTAATTGCAACCCCGCTGATCGTGGCGGCCACACTGAATGTATTGGTTACTGAATCGCGGACAAAGTAAGTGGTGCCCACAACAAGTCCCGTGGGCAACGCACCAGTGGACTCAAATTGAACCAGTGTCCCATTTGGCAGGTTAAACCCACCGGGCATCGTAATGACCCCGGGAGCACCAATTGAGATTGTGACCTGAATTGGCGCAAGTTCTTTTTTA